GGTTCTTGCAGTGAGTTGGCGCGACAATCTACACCGCGTAAGGCACCCTGGCGGGCGTATCCTCATCGGTGCCAGCTATCGCGGGGTACCGTTCTTCGTCGAGTCGAGCAATCGCGGCGGCGGGCGGCGAAACGTCGTGCACGAGTTCCCTTTCAGCGAGCTGCCCCCGTTCGTCGCAGACACGGGCAAGGCGGCGAACACATTCTCAGTCACCGGCTACGTGCTCGGTGATGACTACGTAGCCCAGCGTAACTCGCTGATCTCGGCGCTCGAAGACAAGCCCACCCCGGGCACCCTGATCCACCCGTACTACGGCACCATGACCGCGGCTGTCGGTCCCTTCACTGTCAGCGAGTCGATCGCCAATGGAGGCATGGCGACGTTCTCGATTGACTTCACGCGCACGTCCATAGCACCGACAGCGCCTACGACCGTTGTGGATCATGCTGCACAGGTAGATGCAGCAGCTGGCGAAGCGCTGGCGGCCAGCCTCGCGGAGATGGAAACGACGACCGAATACGATGTCGAAGATCAGCCCGGGTTTTCTCTGACCAGTCTGTCGGATGAGGTCTCGGCCATCTCGGACAAGCTCGGCGACGTGTTGCCGGCGCATGTGACCAGCACGAGCGAGCTAGCGGCGCTATCGACATCGCTCCGGGTACTGAAGCAGACAGCAACGACTTTGATCCGTACGCCGGCCGACATGTTCGACGCCTTTGCAAACGTCTTCAGTTCGATCGCCGATACCCTGCTGAGTTCGCCCCGCGACATCATGCTGGCGCTACTGGACACGATCGGTTTTGTGGGCTCGGTGCCCGACGCGCTCGGCACCACGGAGACGCGCATACTCGAGCGTACCAATCAGGCACAGCTGCGCGACCAGATCAAGCGAATCCTGCTTGCCAAGGCATCACAGCTCGCCGCGATCACGACCTACGAGACGGTAGAGGACGCCGCCGAGGACAGCGACACCATCTCCGGGCTGATGGATGTGCAGCTGGGCACAGCGATCGCGGTCTCCTACCAGGAGCTCGATATGTTGCAGGCCCGCACAAACAGCGCTGTCCCCGGGGCCCAGGTATTGGCGGAGATCATCACGATCAGCCTGCCGATTGCGCTGCCCGCGCTACTGGTGGCCTATCGGCAGTACGGCTCGGTCGCGCTCGAGCCAGACATCTTGGCTCGTAACACCGGACGGTACCCGTCAATCCTCTCAGGGGATCTGCTAGTTTTGAGCGATGTCTAAAGTAGAGCTCGCGGTCGGCGGTCGGCTTTACACCGGCTGGAAGCAGATCAGCATCACGCGATCGATCGAGACGATCGCCGGGCTGTTCAGCCTTGGCATCAGCGAGCGCTGGTCTGGCCAGGACGCGCCGTGGCCGATCCTCGAGCAGGACGCGTGCAGGGTAATTATCGACGGGGAGACGGTAATTGACGGCTTCGTGGACACACGTAACCCGAGGTTCGACGCCACATCCGACGAACTGACGGTCTCGGGTAGGGACAGGGCCGGGGATCTCGTCGATTCGTCGGTGGACATTGGCCGCTGGACGTTCAAAAACGCGACCGTCCTGGACATTGCTCGCGCCGTGGCGGCCCAGCACGACATCACGGTCGAGCTCCAGGCCGGGCTAGATCTGCCCGCGAAGATCCCCAAGTTCGTGATCTCTCCGGGCGACACGGGCTCCGCCACCATTCTCAAGGCCGCCAAGATGTCTGGCCTGCTCGCCGTGAGCGACGGCGCGGGCGGCATTACATTGACCCGAGGCGGCACCGACAGGGCGGCCGCGCTCATCCAGGGCGAGAATATGCTGTCTGGCGACGGCCGCTTCGACGCGTCTCGGCGCCTGTCGAGCTACGTCGTCCTCTCGCAGGTGGCCGGCACAGATACGGCACATGTGGCAGCGTCGCGCATCCGCGGGCAGGCTATCGACGAGGGCGTAAGGCGTACAAATAGGACGCTCCTGCTCCGCCCGGCGACAGGACAATCAAAGGCGTACGCTCAGCAAACGGCAGACTGGACAGCGCGCACGCGGGCGGCGCGAGGCGCAAAGGTTGTTGTGACTGTCGTCGGCTGGCTACAGCACACCGGTGCTCTGTGGCGGCCCAACACGGTCTCACACGTGAAATCGCCAAAGCTGGGTGTCGACGGCGACATGCTGATCAGTCAGGTACAATATCTGATCGGCGAACGCGGTGAGATCACTAGCTTGTCGCTCGTGCGGCCAGACGCGTTCACCCCGTCGGTGGCAGCAAGGGTCAAGGGCGAACCATGGGACAGCGTCGCCAAGCGTCGCCAGGAGTCGACTACGACAATCGCGTTCTGGGAGAAACCGTGACCGAAGAACAATTCGACGAGCTAGAGATCATGCTCCGACCGCTCGTGAATCAGCTAGCCAACATCTGCGCGCGGGCAGTAATCGGTCGCGCCGACGACACCGCCGACATGCAGAGGCTGCAGATCAGCGTACTTGAATCCGAGACGATCGATGGCGCCGAGCACTTCCAACAGTACGGATTCTCCAGCGTAGCGCTCACTGGCGCCGAAGCGGTCGTCATCTTCCCCGGGGGCGACCATGCCCATCCGCTCGTGATCGCGGTGGACGATCGCCGGCACCGGCCGAAGGGGCTCGAGGGTGGCGAGGTCACCGTCTACCACCAGAGCGGCTCGTCCGTCCTGCTAAAAGACGACGGCGGAATCGAGCTCCGGCCCAAGGCTGGCAAGACGATCGATATTCTCGAAGTCGGCGCGGGGGCGCTCGGGGCCACCGACGAGGTCGTGCACGGCACTGGCGTTGACCCGTTCACCGGCTCGACCTACAAGGTGCTGAGCAACACGACCGGCAAACTCCGGGCGGAGAAATAGAGGGGCCATGGCCGGAATGTCAACAACGCGGCTTCGCGATGCCATCAAAGCGGCTGTCAAGACGAAGGTCGAAGCCGCGACCGGCAACAGTATGCCCGCCATCAGCGAGACGGTTTGGCTAGCGGTCGCAGAGGCGATCGCAGAGGAAGTGATCGGGGAAATCCAGGGTAACGCGAAGGTGACCGTGTCGGTAACCTCGGTCTCTGGGGTTACTACGGGCGGCGGCACCTCCGGGGCGGGCTCTGGTACTGGCACGATCGCCTAGCCCGCTTGACACCTGCCCGATCCCATGATCCCTAGGATGCTGTGCCGTTCGTTGCCCCCACCCTCGCGGACCTGATCACTCGAACGCGCTCAGATTTCCGCACGCGGCTAGGGATCTCAGGCGCTTTGCTGCGGCGCTTCATGGCCGGCACGCTGGCCGAGGTCTGGGCTGGCGTCGTCTATATGACGCACCAACATTTGACCTGGCTTGCTCTGCAGTTGTTCCCTCATCTCTCTGAAGACGAGTTCCTCGTTGTTCAGGCGTCGCTCTACGGGCTGACCAAGAACCCGGCGACGTTCGCGGGTGGGCTCTATCGATTCACCGGCGTCGACACTACGGTGGTCCCTATCTCGACGACGGTTGTGCTCGACGACGGCTCTAAGTACACCACCGACGCCGCTGGCACTATCGGCGCCGCCACAACCGGGGTCGTCGACGTCGCGATCACTGCCGTTACCGCAGGCGTTGCAGGCAATCTCGCGGTAGGCGAGACGATGGAGCTCGAGACTCCGATCGTCGATGTCGATAGTACCGGTACGGTCGATGGCAACAACCAGGCCGCAGGGCTCACGGGCGGACTGGACGAGGAGACGACCGAGGAGCTCCGTGTGCGCTTGTTGGAGCGCTGGCGAACGCCGCCCAAAGGCGGCAACGACGAAGATTACATCGCTTGGGCCAAGGAAGTTGCTGGCACCACACGAGTCTGGGTGCACCGGCACGAGAGCGGGCTCGGCACTCTGACCGTTAGGTTCGTTCAAGACAACGATACGGCGAGCATCATCCCGAGCGGTCCAGAGGTAACGGCGGTCCAGACGAAGATCGACAGCGAGCGCCCGACCACGGCAGAGGTCACTGTCGCAGCGCCAACGCTGAGCGCTACCCCGTTCACGATCGCGATCACTCCTGACACCACGGCCGTTCGCGCTGCCGTAACAGCTGAACTCGACGACCTTATGCTACAGGACGGCGAGACCGGCGACGGTGTTGCACGTGGAACGATCCTGCTGTCTCGTATGCAGACCACAATCGGGATCGCACCGGGCGTAACGAACTATGTCCTGACAGTGCCGGCCGCAGACTTCGTGCCGATTCTTGGCGAGCTACCTACTCTGGGCGCGATGACATGGGCCTAAAGGCGCTCACAGCGGCGATCTACGCCCGCGTCCAGCAACATCTGCTCCCGCCAGGAGTCCCATGGAAGCTCGACAACGACGGCATCATCACCAAGGTGTTTCTCGCCGCCGGCGACGAGCTCGCTCGCGTGAGCGCTCGCGGCGTAGACCTCATCGACGAAGCAGATCCGCGCACGACCGACGAACTGCTGACCGACTTCGAGACGGCGCTCGACTTGGACGGCACCGCTACATCTCCGGTGGTGTGGGAAAATAAAGTCAACGTTACAGCGACGGGTAACAATTTGGAGAAGACATCCGGCGTCGCTGCCTGGAATGCTGGCGCCACATCTGTAGGCGTCATTGAGGGCGACGGGCGCGTGGAGTTTTCAATCGACGATGCCACCGATCGGCTGATGATTGCACTCAGTGGGGCGAGCGCAGGCGAGAATTACCTCGAGCTTGAGTTTGCGTTTTTTGTACGTGGTGACCTGTCGGATATCATTATCTACGAGTCCGGTGTGAATAAGTTCAATTATGCTGTGACGTTCGTGCCCGGAGATCTGGGGAGAGTAGAGCGCGTCGGAACCGAGATCAGCTACTGGCACTACTCCGCGTCGGCGGGTACATGGACCAACTTCTATACGAGCTCTAAGACATCGTCTGGGTCGCTGCTCGTCGATTGCTCCATTAATACGATAGGCGGCAAGATCGTCGGCGCTGTATCACAGAGCATCGGGGGCCGCCGCGACGCCATCATTGCCCGCATGATCCAAAACCAGCGCGCTCGCCCGGTC